ATGGCGTGAGAAGTATGAATACATTCTCTTGACAGTACTAAGAGAAATAGTTTCTCCTCTTGCTAACTGCCCTGCACGAGTCCAACCAACTGCAGTTCCTGCACCAGTTGCTTTACCATCTTCTTTAAACTTAATCGCTCTACGAGCAGCAGATCTTGCTCCTGCTGGTGGTGAGTAGCCATCTGCTTTTGATACTGAGTCTGTTTCGTATTCAACTGTGTCATCATCTTCAAAAAGATCATCTGCCTTTGCAGCAGGTACACAATTAGGAACTGGTCTACCATTTGCACCTGGCTTCATACCACGCTGTACATAACCATCCCAGCAAGGTGCTTGCTTGTTTACATTAGCACAACAATCTGATTTCATTTCTCCAGCCTGACACTGTGGACATTCTTCACATGTAACATTTAATTCTTTGCACATTGGGCATCCGCAACCCTCGTATTCTTTTTTAATCTTTTCTTCTTCTTCCTTGTAAGACTTACCAACCTGAGAGTCGTACATTGCCATCTCTACTTCTGAATCCATCGAATGAGTTTCCATATCTATCTTAGTGGCATCTTGATACATCATACCAATACTGTATGCAGTTGGCTCCCACTTACCATCTTCTTGTTTGTAAATTCTAACAGCCATTGCTGGATTATCTGGTGGCATTGACTGAATTGCATACTCTGTTCCAGGAACTCCGTATACTCCGCCCTCTGTCATGATGTGTTCTACGACTCCGTGGACTACTCCTTCGGATGTTGAACCCATAACAAAATCGCCTTCATTTATCATATAATAATTATAGCATATAGTTGTATGGTGTATAATGGTTGTATGAATATAATTAGACCATTTAATAATGAAATAGTAGTTGTAGAAGACTTTTTGAGTCAGGCTGAGGCTAACTTTGTGCTTGAACTAGCAACTGGAGACCCAAAGTTGTGGGATGGGTCTAACGATGGCTCTGGCTTAAAGGAGTGGTACGGAAACCAGTTAAGGGTTGACCCTCAAAACCTTAATGATAGATATCAAGAATATAAAGATTTTTTCAACATGCTTCAAGAAAGATCCAAGCCCATATTTTCTAAAGAGTACGGCTTATCAGAGTTTTACTTCTTGCCTATCAATTCTGTATCTAGGAGAATTGGTCCTGGATTAGGGGTTCACACTGATGAGATAAGTCCACAGCACCCTCAGTACAATCCTTTAGAAAGAATAATTACTCATGGATTTGTTGTGTATATTAACGATGAATATGAGGGTGGAGAAATATTCTACCCTCAAAAAAATCTATCAATTAAGCCAAAGGCTTTGTCTTTAGTTATGCATCCTGGGAATAAAGAATACGAGCATGGTGTAAATGAAGTACTCAACACAACCAGATACAGTCTTTCTTGGTGGACAAGATAAATAAGCAGTTTATAGACGACTGCTCAGGTCTATCGGCCACGAAGATTCGACTCCTGCCAACTCTCCACTCATAGGAGCATCCGTTGTAAAACCTTTTAAAGTCTTATATCGGAATGTTATCTATTGTACTACTTAATTTTAATAGATTTAGGCTTCTTTTCTTCAGGAACAATACGAAACACATTAACATGCAGCATACCGTCCTTAAGTTCTGCAGATGTTACTTCCATATACTCTCCCAGTGCAAAAGATCTTACAAACTTTCTTCCTGCGATTCCCTTATGAACTACCTCTGCATCTGTAACTTCAACAATCTCGCCCTTGATAATCAATGTTCCGTTATCTACTGAAACATCAATATCGTCTTTTGAAAAACCAGCGACAGCCAGTGAAATCTTGTATGTATCTTCATCTAGTTTGATTAGATCATACGGAGGATATGACTGCGAGTTTGTTTTATGTGCTGTATTTAGGCGACTCAACTCTCTGTTGAAGCCAATAAAAAAAGGATCATTGAATAGATCCATAGCGTACTTTGTTACCATGTTATTCCCCTTTCAAGCGAATAAGTTAATTTACCCCCCATATGGGCAGGCATAAATATTATAGCATATTGTATATAGAGTCTGCAACATGCATTTGTTCGTGAAATCCCCAATGACCACCAGAAGGCCAATAGTCGTGGTCTGCTGCGTTATCAAAAAACTCATTATCAGAAAACTCTAAATGGCACCCAATCTCTTTTGGTATTTTACCAGTTAAGTACGGGCTTTCAAAATATGTATCAGTAAAATCTTTAAAAGAGTATGGCTCTAAACTTGAATCGTTGTAATAGGTCCATAATAGTTTTATGTTATTGGATTCGCAATACTGAATAAAGATTTTTAAAAATAAAATATTATAAAAAATTCCAAACTCTTCTGGCAAAACTTTTTCTGCTACATGGGGTTCTTTAGAAAACTTTTCAACTAATTTGTTAGATAGCATTGCCTTGCCTATACGACCTCTAGAATCTCCAATTTTATAATTAGATTGATTTTTTACTGTAAAATTTATTAATGGAACTTCAAGTCTTGTTATTGGAAATACTGCAAAAATATATTCAGGATGGTAAAATTCTTTAAAAAACTGAAATGCTTTGATTATTTGTGATTGCATTCCTTCTCCGCCTTTTGCTAAATTAATATAATCTTTATTTATTTTTTCTGATATTAGGTAGGGCCAAGTTAATTCTACTGGCAGTCCATGTCCCTCTGTGTTAGAACATCCCAAAGTTAAAATTTTTTGATTGTTAAACTCATTACATCTATATCCTTGAGAATTTAGTTTATACTCAATTAAAACAGAGTCTGCTTCTAGTCTAGGGATAGCATTCTGACTCATTTCTTTTAAAGACCTATTTACAAAAACATTTGGTATTGTTTTTAATTTATCTTTTTTATTGCTCATGGAATCCCCTTAACTAAAGTATAGCATAGAAAAGCAGGCCTGTTAAATAACAAGCCTGCAGATCTATAGTAAAATTACTTTACTTGGTGGCTTGTCTTTCCTCCGCCAGATGACTTCTTTGCAGGAGCCTTCTTTGCGGTCTTCTTAACAACCTTTGCAGACTTAACTGCCTTATCTACCTCATCAACTGAAGGCATCTTTCCAAATGCCAAGTCGTTAGGATTGGCTGCTCTCAATACTACGGGCACAAGTGCTCCAAGCAATGAGTATGCGAGTGTCTGTGGATCTGTTACTCCAGAAGCATACAACGCTGTTGCTGCTCCAAGAACTGATCTTCCGTATGATGCTAGTGCTGCTTTAATTTGTTCATTCATTTTTTTCCTCCTATAGGATACTTGTTGCTTGACTATAATGTAAATCACACAGGTCAACAATTCTGCTTTCAGAATTTGCCCATATCTGTGTACTCTCATCTTGACAAAGTTCCTCTTCACATATCAACATGTTCGAGTTACCTTTGCCTTTAAGAATGATCATTATACTATTCTATCATAGTCTTCTGGTAGCAGTTTCTTTAGTTCTTTATATGCCCCAGAAATTTTCTTCATCGAATGATAGTGTGGATAGGCAGAGCCCACTTCTCCATACTCATCAAAATATGCTATCTCAGGCTCAATATCAGTAATAAACTTATTTAAAGACTCTTGAACATCATCAATATATTGATACGCCCAATCTCTAGAATCTGAAACAAATTTTAAAAAAGCCTCATTAGATTTTTCTTCATCTGTTTTATTTTCATCGTTCATAGACTGCTGCATAATTAAAAGTTGTACAGTGTTTGCTAGAATTGCACGATTCTTTTTAATTTGCACAATGTACAAAGAAAAAAATAATAAAGTTAAAAATACAAAAGTTCCAACCAGTATGGACTCAATCATAACTCTACTCCACCCTCTCTTACTAGCAAGACAATCGCTCCATTATCTTCTAATGCTTTCTTTACACGAATCATGTACTCTATTGCCTGCTTTTTCATTTCTACTGTTTCCAAAGACATAAAGTCTTTTTCTTTAGCCTTTACAGTTAAAAAGTTATCATTGTCTATGATCTGTAAAGAAAAATTTTTAGGAGGATTTAAAGACCTAAACGCTCTTTTCATTTCATCAGTATACATATTACTCCATTGTTAGTGACTGCCAAGTTTTACCCCAGTCAGCCTTGCTCTTATGACTAGAAAATTCTTTAGATACTTCTCCATTTTCTAAGTATACACCACCCCAAACACCCCACTCTTTTCCAGATATACCAACAGAAAAGCATTCTTTTCTTACTGAGCAAGAAGAGCACAAAGCATCTATTGCTGGCCTAAGAAGTTCATCATCTTCATATTTATCAAAAAATAAATTTGTATCGTAGTCTAAGCATACTGCATCATCTTTCCATTTATGCTTATTCATTTACTTCACATACTTATCTGGAATTTCCCAACCTTGGCTAGAAGGAATAAATTCTTTTTTCATTTGCCACTTGTTATTTTTGTAAACACCAAACTTTGAGAAATATGCTTTTTCTGATGGAAAAATTTCTACAACTGTCCATCCATCCCAAGAAAGTTGTTTGTTATTCTTTACTATTGATTCCATAGTTTCTAAAGAAGTAATTTTTTGCATTTTGTTTCCGTTCTGTTGTGTGCTTTGCACAGTTTAGGTATATAATATTAAAATGTATATACGTTTGTATTTATATTATTTAGTTTTGATGAGTGCACAATCTTTGAAACTGGTTCCTTTGGGTTAGAAAGAAAAGCAAAATGATTAATATCTTTTACATTTTCCTCTAGCCAATCAGGTGTAACCTTGAAAAACTTTATTGATTTACCTCTTGACTTCATTCCTCTTTCAGACAAGTTGACAAACTCCATTGCCATCATATTTATATTGTTTGGTCCTGCAGAGTATACTAAAAACTCTTTATCTGTTTCTGCTAACTCAGAAAGAGCAACGGCCATTGATCTTAGGAAGATGTTATAGTTGTTAAAACTATTTGTCCCCTGAACCCCTACTATCATCGTTAATCCCTTCTCTTAGTCTATCCATTATAAAAAGCATCTTATCTAATTGTACCTTATCCATGCTGATCGTGTCAACTTCTTCTGCCAAATCCTTGTCTATTGACTGACCTACGAGAGGTGCTTTATAAAAAATATTGTCTTTTATCCAGTATGCCTGACTGTCTAAGATAATAACCTTAACATTTGTCTTATCATAATGATTGGCTGACTGTGTTTTTACAACAAGTTTCCTTGCATACTTTTTTGTACTATTATATCTATAAAGAAGCATAGACTGGCTAACTATATAACTTTGTGACCTTGAGTTTTTTCTAAGTAAAACAGAATAAATAAATATAGAGAGCACCATGAATACTGTTAACCCTATAGCAACATATGAACTATTCATAGCATACCCTCCCAATATTCATTGTATCACTTTTTTTCCATAAGAACTCTTATAATTTCTTGCATAACAACTCTTTCACCTTTGTCTAAAGATTTTATTGCTTCGGTATCAAAAGATTTTGGGGCCAACTTAACAAGTGGATCTTCAAGCATTATGTCCATATCCAAGAATCCCTTTTCCCAAAGTTTCATTGTTGTTGAAGAAAAGTATGCAGATATGTCACCACTTAGTTTAGAGTCAAGATCTTTAAGTTTGTCAGTTGGTCTGTACATAAACTCACCAGTTTCTTTGTCTATTCCAACGACCTCAAGACCTCCATCTGAAACGAGTTTGTCTACAGCCTCAAACTCATTCATCTTGCCATCCAGTTTGAAACTGAACTCGATTTTCCCAAAACCCTGGAACAATATATTTTTCTCCTGAGAGTACTGGCTTTGAAGCATGAAAGTATGGTTTTCTTGATGGGAAAACCATTATACTTCCAGCAGTTGGCTTTACTAAAATCCCCTGGTCTTCAAACTCAATCTCTCCACCAGTGTAGTCATCGTTTAGATAAAGAACAACTGAGATAGTTTTTCCCTCATCGTCATCATGTGTATCTGTATGCTTTCCCATTTGGCTTCCAACAAAATACTTGCTTATTGACATTGGGCACAACATTCCTATGTCTAGGCCTGGATGCATAGACTCATAGTCTTTTGAAGCAGCAAGAATGGAATCGTTTATTTCCTTCTCTATGGCCCTGCACTGATCATATGCTTCATGATTTTTATTAAAGAAATGCTCTCTGATCATCTTTTGTTTTCCAAAAGCATATGTTGATTGATATGCAGTCCAGTCTGCCCACTTTGATATACCAGTTTTATCTGTTAATAAATTATCAATCTCTTCTATTTGCTCAATAAGTCTGCTAGGATTATTAATAACATTTTCGTAATAATAAACATTTTTTTCTAAGGCAGTTCTTTTCATTTTCCAGACTTCTTTCTAGCCTTTTCAAGAGCATCAAAGTCTTTAACCTTTGTCTCTCCCATATAGCCCCAGGCGTGACCATCATTAATCATCTTGTCATTAAGAGAAACGGTGTCTCCGTCAAGGTAAACCCATCCCAAAATACGACCATACTTTTCAGACGAGTTCATCTTCTCTGTCTTGATAACGACAACCTTGGCAGCATCAATAGCAGCCTTCAAATAAGCCTTTGCTTCCAGTCCTAAGACCTTTTCAGCCTTGTCTGTAGTGCGAGACTCAGGGGTATCAATACCAGCCAG